AGGTTGAGGAGAGTACCTTTAATAAGATTGCTGCTAAACGAGTAGATTGGGACTTCTCTGACATCGAGGAGGATAGCATCTATGACATGCGCCTTGCGATGGAGGGTACTTATCTCTTCGGTGATATGGCTTGTATCAAGCATACTACCAAGAACAACTCGGCTCAGTGGTTTACAAAGGGTATCTGGTGGATGGCTGGTAAGGATATTGAGGTAGGTCATGTTGCTACTGCTGACGATATTAAGAAGGGCTATGGTAAGAATGAGCGAGTGATTACCGACTTGGAGTTGGTTGATATTTCCAAGGACTTGTTTGTGGGTACTGGTATCGGCAACAAGCGCAAGGTGATTATCGCTGGTTCTGCCTTTGTGAGCGCATTCAGTAAGATTGACTCTGACAAGTTCCGCTTGAAGGACACCGTTGAGGTTTGGAATTTGAAGTTCAAGAGTTGGGAGACTGACTTCGGTGAGGTGCTGATGATTCACTCTGAGTTGTTTGACCTCTTCGATATGAGTGACTGCGGCTTCGCCCTTGACCCTGAGTTCTTGGTTAAGCGAGTACACTTGTCTTGGACACGTAACGTGCTCGACTTGAAGAAGGCTGGCATCCGTAACACCGATGCAGTAGTTATTCAGGAGGTAGCTTGTCTGTACTTGAAGTACCCTAAGGCACACGCTCGTATGCGCCTTGCTGCGGTTCCTGCAACAGAAAGTGCAACTGATACAGAAGAAACCAAGGCTGCTGCCTAAAAGCAAGTAGATTTGCAAATTATTCATTAAATAGTGAGGGGTGTGGGCACTAGCCCCATCCCTTTTTTAGTAACACATATATAATAAGGTATAATCATGTTTAAGAAATATCAAGCTGGTTCGGATTTGGCATTCAGCGTTATGGTAGGTAACGAGAGAATGCGCATTGTCTTTGAGGGTAAGACGATGGGTAGTAGTATCTATATGACAAGAGACCCAAAGGTACAGAAGGCTATCGAGTCTCATTATTGGTTCAAAGACAAGTTTTTCTTGGTGGAGTGCATTGATGAGAAGAAGGAAGCTGCGGAAGCCAAGAAGAAGGCTGCTGCCAAGACTAAGAAGAAGGTGGCAGACGAAAAGAAGACCCACGTTGTGACAGACTTTGAGGATGCCAAGGACTATCTGGCAGAGACCTATGGCGTGAGCCGTTCTAAGATGAAGACCAAGGAAGACATCTTGGATATTGCTAAGGAAAAGTGTGTTGAACTAGAAGGACTGGAGTAATGAGTACGTATGCTGTATCTGAACTGGTGAAAGAAGTGCTCTTGGACAGAAACCAAGAGACTTCGGGCTTGCTGACTCCTACCGATACTGATACCTTGTCGCAAGGCGAGTTGATTCAGAGTAAGATAGTAGATGCAGCAAGAATCATATTGGAGGATGCTCCTGCCAGTATGCTGGATGGTAAGACTTTCAATGAATTGAATACTGCTTGGGCTGAATCAAATGGTGCTTATGTGGGAACCGTCTATCTGCCTTCCGACATGATTAGACTCCTTAACGTGAAGGCTAGTGACTGGAATCGCTCGGCTGAGATAATCACAGAAGAGGATGATGCCTACAAGATTCAGTGTAACCGATTCGGAGTAAGGGGAAACCCTGAGCGACCTATCGCTGCACTCATTCATAATAGCGGTAATCGGTACTTGGAACTTTTCACAAGCAAGAGTAATACGGCTACCGTATCGCTTACCTATGTGGGTATGCCTTCTATTAGTGAAGGTAATATTGATTTGCCTGAAACATTGAAGGATTCCATTGTGTATATGGCTGGTTATCTTACTTGCATCAGTCTTGGCGATACTGATACTGCAAGCAAATTCATTGAGGTGGCTCGAAAGTTGGCGCATATTGTTGAACCTACAACATCATAAATTATGGCAAAGAAGAAAGAAGAAACAAAACTGCTATCGTTGAGTAGGGTACTTGACAAGGAAGAATTGGATAGCGTGAAGGCATCCAAGAACCGATTTGACAAGCCTTATGAGCGTGCCTTCTCTATCTTGCTGGAGGCTCAGCGATATTACAATAACATGGATAACTTCCGTAAGCGAAGACTGAGAAACAAGCGATATTGCTATGGAGACCAGTGGGGAGATACCATTGAGTTCAAAAGCAAGTGTGGCTTTACTAAGCGTATCAGAGAGGAAGACTATATCCGTGAGCAGGGTAGCGAACCATTGAAGAACAACCTTATCCGTAGGTTGGTGAAGAATGTGCTGGGTGTATATCGCTCCCAGAGCAAGGAACCTACGTGCAATGCTAGAGATAAGGATGAAAAACGATATGGCGAGACCATGAGCGTGGTGCTGCAATGTAACCGACAACTGAACCGAGAAACGGAACTGGATGCCCGAACCATGGAAGAGTTCCTGATAAGCGGTGCTGCCATCTACAAGAAAAAGTATGGATGGCGAAGGGGGAGGCTGGATTGCTGGACGGACTATGTGAACCCGAACAATTTCTTCATAGATAACAATATGAGGGATTTCCGTGGTTGGGACGTGAGTTGTTTGGGTGAGGTGCATGACATCACCATCGGCAACGTACTGAGAGAGTTCGCCAAGTCTCCTGCTGAAGCTCGTAAGTTGAAGGAGATATACCGGTTGGCGGCTAACCGAGATTTCGTGATTGCAGACTGCACTCAGCGATTCGGTGAGTTCGACCCTAAGACTATCGACTTTATGAATCCTGCCAACCCTTCGCTCTGCCGAGTGATTGAGGTTTGGCGCAAGGAGAGTAAACCGAGATACCGATGTCACGATTACAACAATGGAGATGATTTCAAGATTGATATTGAGGATAAGAAGGAGATAGTAGAAGAAGAGAACGAAAGAAGACTGGCAAAAGGTCTTGCTGCTGGCATGATGGAAGAGGATATTCCTCTGATTGAAGCCGAGTGGTTTATGGATGATTACTGGCATTTCTACTATCTTTCTCCTTTCGGTGATATTCTGAGAGAAGGCGAGACTCCTTATGCTCATGGTGAGCATCCATACTGCTTTAAGTTCTATCCGTTTATTGATGGCGAGATTCACAGCTTCGTGGAAGATGTGATTGACCAGCAGAGATACGTGAACCGACTTATCACGATGTATGACTTCATCATGAGGGCGAGTGCCAAGGGTGTGCTGCTCTGTCCTGAGGATTGTCTTCCTGACGATATGAGTTGGGATGATTTCTGCGATGAGTGGAGTAGGTTCAATGGTGTGGTGAGATACAAGCCAAACAAGAGTGGTCAGGTTCCTCAGCAAGTGGCGAACAACTCTACGAACATCGGTATCGGTGATTTGCTCAGCTACCAGTTGAAGTTCTTCGAGGATATATCGGGAGTGAATGGTGCGCTGCAAGGCAAACCAGGAGTATCAGGTACGAGCGGTTCGCTTTATGCCCAGCAGACACAGAATGCTACCATGTCGCTGCTTGATATTTTGGAGAGTTTCAGTCAGTTTATCATTGATGGTGCTTACAAGACCGTAAAGAATATGCAGCAGTACTATGACGTGGCTCGTAACTTTAATATCGTGGGTAGGGCAGGACAGATTGTGCGCTACGACCCTAAGAAGATACGAGACGTTGAGTTTGATATCAATATCACGGAAAGTACGGCTACTCCAGTATACAGACAGATGGCGAATGAGTTCCTTATGACCTTGTGGCAGAATCAGGCTATCACGCTGGAGCAGTTGCTGCAAGTAGGAGATTTCCCATTTGGCGAGGAGTTGCTGCAATCGGTTGCATCCAATCAGCAAGCCATTCAGAATGGTGAAACTCCACAAGGATTCTCTCCTCAGTTGCAAGCACAAGTTGCTCAGGCATCACAGAGCAATCCGAAGGCTCAGGCGATGTTGCAGCAGATGATGAGCGGTCAGGGGGTGAGTCCTGATGGACAGAACCCACCGCTTGCTGCTTAGTTTATAGTTAATTGTTAATTGTTTATAGTTATGATTGCAGACAAACCAAGTGACAAGGAATGGTATGGCAATGGGAAACCTGATGCCAGCCAAGGTGGCAACCCGAATGGTGGTGTTGCTTCAGAGACCCAAGGTAGGGAGAATAAGCCCGAACTTTACGAAAATGACGTTATCGGAAAGGTGGCGAAACGAAAGAAAAACGACATCTGGACGAGGGGTGGAGAGAAGAGAACTAAATTTAAGGACGAATAAAGAAAGGAGGTGTTTTTATCGTAACTGTATTTGTCTGATATTCAGATAGCTACAGAAATATCTGCGAGTTTATGGTGCTGCGTTTAAGATATTGGTATCTTTGCAGCATCATAAACTTTTAATTTTTATATTATGGATTTTGTAGATTTCGTAGAAAAGTATCAGCAGGAGTTGACTCCTGAACAGATGTTGGCAGTAGCTAAGGCAGTCGGCAAGTATCTCTCATGCAAGTTGAGCGATGTGGAGGAACATCATCTTTGTGCGATGGTGTATGGTGTGTTGAGCGAAGAGCATTTTGACAAGCACTTTGCCGATGATGCTATCAG